TGCCAGTAACCGTAACGGTCTTAGAGTTGATCTGCGTGTAGTTACCCAGACGGGTACGGAAAGGCTCGGCACCTTGTGCAGAGTTCTGAGTGGCGTAAGACACGCCTTCAGCAACTGCAGAAGATGAGGGGGCAGCCAGCTCGTCAGTTTGCCATTCGTGGAAAACTGCGGTAGCCTTGGTCTTGCCGATTGAAGACATGAATGGTGTCTCGTCACGGCTAATCATAGAAATAAAGTTAGCGAGGTCTTCACGCTCGCCAGCGTTTACGGAATTACCTGTAGCAGATGCGCTACGTGCTGCGGCCTTAGGACCGCCTGTTGCAAAATTATTGCCAGCCATTTTAATGACTCCTTATAGTGAGAATTTTAAATCAAAGTTTCTTGCTCACTGAGGAAATACGTTTTAGAAAATCTAATTCGTCTTGTCTTGAACCTTCGCCAGACAGTACTTTAGATCTAGAGGCAGTAGCCGCTTGCTTTTCTTTCTGTGCCTTCGGAGTTCCCTTCTTAGAGGGTACCGACTTCACCATAGGAGCTGCTTTACGCTTAACTGCACCAGTATCTTTAGCTGTTTTTAACTTACGGTAATCATTGATGAACTTAACAATTTGTGGATCATAGATAGACCCTAATAGGTCTTCCGAGATACCCTCTTGAATTGCGAATTCTCTAATAGACTTAGCGACTTTTTCTGAATAGTCAGGAACTAGCGTAGTAATACGTTCGTTATATGACTTCAGTAACTCTTGTCGTTCATTCTCTACTTGAGCTTCGAATTGAGAGGCAATTGCCTTTGCTTGTTCTTCTCGTTTATTACGAGATTTCCAGTACTTCTCTTGCACCGCTTCACGTTGTTCTTTAAGTTCACGAGCTGAATATGAGTCACCCTCATCACGAGCTTGTTCAATGTCCTTACTTAGTTTGTGATACTCTTCGGCAAGAGATGTTTCAGTGGCAGTTAATTCCTGTTGGATTATCTGCCCTAATTCAATAACTTCTTTAAGTTTTTCTGTCTTTTCTTGTTCAATCTGTTTTCTCAGTTCGCCAAGTTCGCGCCCTTTTTGAGATAGATGTTTATCAGTAGAATAACCCTTACGGATTTCTTCTAAGGTAACGTACTCTGTGTTACCGTCAACGGTTACAGGTACCTTATATTCCCAATCAATATCATCTTCAGTCGGTAAGTCAGCATCTTGGGTAGACGTATCATCCTCATCTGCATTCTCTTCCTCAGAATCTTTTGATTCTTCCTCTTCATCTAGGTCATTTTCAGCATCATCATCGGTCTCTTCCGGGACTTCTTCTTCTTCTTCCGATGAATCTTCTGGACTCGGGACGCTGTCATCTTCTTCTGGTAGAGATTCTTCTTGTTCAGGTAACCCTAGCAGGTCTGCTGCTGGTGAGTTACGAAGAATGTCATCAAGACTCTTTGCTTCCAAGTCTGCACTATTACTTCCGTCATCGAAACTCTTGCTCGAAATTTCCGAGGCAGGAGTGTTGGTAGAGAGTTGTTCTAGGTTCATAATTATTTTACCTTTGTGTCCAATTATTCGGCTTTAGCGGCTTTAGTAGCCTTTGCTTTAGCCATGCGTTCTACAAATTCTTTAGGGTCTTTCTTTTTAAAAGACTCTACCACACCAATTGCATTGTTTAATGTAACAAGGATTGGTGCATAATTTTGCGCACGCCCTACTCCACCGTTCTGCCCACATAGGGCTAACTCGCGGATGATTTCTTCCTGTGCTCTCTCTAGCACAGTCTTTGCTAAGTCATAATTACTCATTATTGTCTTCTTCCCCTTCTTGGGATTTGTTAATATACTGCATATTGTTACCGTACATCTCGATGCCGATTAACTTCTCTTTTACGCTACCTAACGCCATAGCAGTATGGTATAGGTACTCACGCTCTTTATTGCAATGAGGTTCTGTCTTTAGCCAAGTAACAAAAAGATCAGCTAAGATCTCTGAGTATGCTTCACCAAAAAACTCTTCACGTTCTTTATTTGCAAACTGGGATTTACCTAATGCTGATTGAGCATCACGGAAAGGTTCTACCTTATATTCCCCAGTCTCATGATTCATTCTAGGCTTTGTTCTCTTCTGAAAGCCTTCTTTATATTGATTCATTTATTTACTTTAATATACCCACCCGTACCTTAAGGCAGAGGGGTGAGTGTTGTCATTACATCATCGGTTGTTGAGGTTGTTGCTGTTGAGCCATAGGATCTGCTTCTTGAGCAGGTGCCTGGCCATCATTTTTAGCAAGGTCAGCCTCAATTATTTTCTTAGCGATTACTAGCAGGGCCTCTCCACCTGGATGTGGATCAAGGGTAACACCTTTCTCAGCAGCTTGCATAGAAAGCTTTGCCCACTCTTGATAGCTCTTATCGAGAGCAACCATAAGTTGTTTGGTGTTATCCTGCATAGCATTTCTGGATTGTACTTTAGTAAGTTCAACCGTAGCTTCTCTCTGGATAGCATCCAACTCTTTAATCTTCTCTTCAAGCTTACGAGCTGCGTCACCTGCTTGTTGCTCTTGTTGACGAGCCTGAACAGCCTGTTCTAAGAACTTAGGATCCGTGTAATCAATCAAGAAGTCTAGTGGATCAAGATCCATAGCCTCTAGAGTCTTACAAGCAATCTTAGCGGCAGCTTCAGGTGCTACTACTGAACCAGCGCCAGCCTGTTGAAGTGCAGGAATTAATTGTTGACCAACCATACCCATTTTCTTAATAATATTATTGTTGCTGTTTTCACCAACATCAATATCAACATACATCAACATATTGTCAGGTAACATACCTGGATCAACTGACTTAAACATATCGTTCTGATCAAAGAACTTTACTTCTTTACCCCGAAGCTTAGTGCGAAGTGTCTTGTATACGCCTTCTACTAGACGCTTAAAACCTGTCTCAGCAAATCTACGTGCCATAAACTGGATACGTACTTGAGCTGCTGACATAGCTCTCTGCATCTTTTCTTCGGAGTTGCCGGAAACATAAAGAGTGTCATTGAGGCCTTGAGCCGCTTTTGACAAGCCTGTAGCTTGCTCCTTATGTACCTGCAACATTTCTAAAAGAGGTACAGTACCTGTACTAATAGTATCAGGCGTCATAGATGATACAGCACCGTTAGGATTCCCGTTAGTAGCCACAATCTGTTTAGGCTTCATGTTTTGAAGCGCAGAAAAATCTACTACGTTAGGATCTGCTAACTTAGGTGCATAGTTAGTTAGGTATACGTTCTCTACAAAGCCCCGCATAATAGCGGTAGTTGCTAATGTAGAAGGACGAATCATGTCTGCTACAGACAAACCAAAAAATTCATGAGGAATTTCGAATGGGCACAGTGTAGCTAGTGGTACATAATCACAATCTTCTTCAAGAAGGATTGTTCCACCAGCAATAATAATGTGCTTTAATTCTGCAATACCATCACCATCACGGTCAACTCTTAACCAACATTCAATAACAGTTACCTGTCTATTAGCTTCTGTTGGAAAAAGCTCACTTGAATTACCCCCAGTCCAGTACTCTTCACCTGCTAGGCGTTTCCGAGCTGCTTGCTCTTCGGTGTACTTGGTAGCCCAATCGGTGCTACCGTCTCCAATATCGTCCCAGTCAATGTTCTCTGCAATATCGGGGTAAAACTTTCTGATTTCAGAACGAGTCATATCGATCTGAATACCTACAAAACTAGCATCATCCAGAGACTTAGCGTCTCTAGTAATACGGAACGCTTCAGGGTGAACGTTCTCGATCTTGATTCTTGTCTTATCATGTTGCTTCTTAAGGCGAACATCTTTGTATACCATATTGTATACAGCATTTCCTTCTTCATCAGTACCTAGCTCTTGATCGTACTTTAGGGTACCGATAATTTCGGTATCAGTATCAGACAAGATAATATCTAAATTCTCTTGACTAATTGAATCATACTCTTCAAAAGTATATTCGTAATCTTCAATAAAGTCCCAACGAACAATACTGTTCTTCCATAACAAAGAAGATT